TGGTGGTCGACCGAGGTCCAGTCCCACTGATGTGTCCGGTAGGGGCCGACCAGTCGACTGGTCCCATTGCTGGCCGCCGCACACGCATCGGCCAGCAGCACATCGAACTCCGTCGGATCGTCGAGTTCCGTCAAGGCATCGTAGTCGAGGATGGTGCGGAGGGGGCGGCCCAGGGGGGCGAATTCTGCCAGGGTCATGGTCATGGTCATGGGGTCACCGCCCCGCGCCCATGCGGGCCTGCTCGCTGAGGTGCTCGGAGAGCCAGTCGGCGGCGGTGACCCGCCGCCCCTCCGTGCGGGTCCGCACTCCGGCTCGCCGCATGTACTCGGTCACGGACATGTCGTAGGCGACGTAGCGGTCGGCGCGGTAGGCAGCGACGTCCGCCCGGTGGACGGCCACCGGGGGCAGCGAGTAGGGGATGCAGTTGCGGCCGCGGCTGTGGAACTCCTGCTCGTCGGTGGTGGCGCCGATGATGCGGTACTCGCGGGTGTTGATCTGGGTCATGGTGTCACTCCTGGTCGGTGGTCGGTGGTCGGTGCGGGGGGCCGACCGCCGCCCCGCACGGTCAATGTACGCCGTCCGTGTACGATCACAACCCCCGATCACCACACGATGACATTCGGTTACAACCGGGGTCATCGCTCGGTGCCCGACGGCACCAGGTCGATCATCTCGATGCCGTCGGGCACCGCCTCCGGCACGCGGGCGCCCGCGCGCCGCCGGACGGGTGCGATGACACCATCGCGGACGACCCCGTCGAAGATTGCCCCCGCGGCGGGGCCGGGCACCGTGGCCCCCGTGGGCGCCCCGTCTGGCCCCACGACGGCGACCGCGGGGTACGTGGTGCGTTCAGCCGTCGCCAGCACCCGGCCGATGCGGGACGGGACGGTCGCCCGGGTCGAGGTGGACTCTGCCCCCGCGATCGGATCCATCGCAGCCCGCACCTCGCGCGGCGGCGCGAACGTCACGACCGCCACGCGGTCAGGGTCCGTGTTCTTCGCGCTGCTCGACCCGCGGTGCAGCAGGGTGTCCCGCACGTCCACGACGACCCGGACGAGGCGCTGCTGCCCGCCGATCGGGTCGCACGACTTGCCTGCGTCCGCCCACGCGGCGGGGTCGATCGCGTCGCAGATCTGCCCGATGTGCGTGGACAGCCACGCGGCCATCGTCGGTGTCTCGTACACGGTCGCCACCGCCATCTGCCGGTCGAGCCGCGACGGCTTCGTCTTGCTCGGCTGGGGCGCGTGTCCTGGCCGCATGAGGATGATCGTCTGCGACGACGTGGGGGTCGTGCGGATCGTGACGTAGTGCCGGTGGCACGGGGCCGCGGCGGCCCACCGGCCCAGCGTCTTGTCCTCCCCGAGGTCGGGCAGCACGACCGCCTGCCAGTCGCCGTGGGCGATGGTGGCCTCGACCACCGCGCGCAGCGCCGATGCCGTGGCGGTCCGCATGATCGGACCGCAGTCGTCGCACCGGTAGGCGAAGCAGGCCATCCGTCGGGAGTGGACGCAATCCCCCGACGCGCGGGCGGTGTGCATCCACGGGGCGCGCAGGCACACCAGCGACCGGGCGGCGGCGTGGACCGTGGCGACCGCGGCACGCACCGCGGGACGCGTCGCGTGCGACCGCGGCTCCCCCAGCGCGTCCGAGACCATCTCGTCGAGCAGGCGGGCGTGCTCCTCGTCACCGGGGCTGGTCACCCCTACGGAGGGCGCGTCGAGATCCGCGACCGCCAGCTCTGCTGCGCGCAGCGTCACGGCCGCGACGCCCCGCACGGTGGCCGCAGGGGGTGCCGACGGGCCCAATCCGTCGAGAATGCCGTCCTGACGGGGATTGTCCCCGTTGGCATTAGAGTTAGGTTCTTGGGTAATGCCAACGGGGACAATCTCGATGCCGTCGATGTTCTCGTCAATCGACCCGTCCGGCCCACCCGGATGGTGAACCAGGTTGCGCCGACCCCCGCCGAAGTGATGCGCCCACCGACCCCACGGGTGGGCGGGGTCGTGGAACAGGGTGACCGACGCCTGCCCGTCGTGCCCGCGGGGCGCCGGGCACCCTGTGCGCATGGCGCCGGCCGGCACGTCGTCGATCCACGCGAGCAGCGTCCGCCCGTCCGGCATCGTGTACTCGGGCGACCCGAGGTCGGCGTAGACCACGGGCCACTTGGACCCGCTCGGCGTGGCACCGATCGGGATCGACCGGCGGACGGCACCCGTGCGCGGGTCCACCGTGGTCACCACCCCGACCCACTGCTCCAGCATCGGGATCGTGAGCCGGGTGTCGGACCACCCGGACAGCCGCACGGTGCGGGCGACCGCACCCTTGCGATTCTGCTCGCCGGGGATGCTCAGGAGTCGGGTGCCCACGTCCGCGGCCGACGTGTCCAGCACGGTCCACCCGGCCGTCCCGTTGACCCGGGCGAGCATCGCCGCCCCGGACGCCCGGACGACGGCCCACGCGTGCGCGTCGGGCCGCATGACGCAGCGATCCAGGTGCCACCAGAGGTGGTGGCCGTAGCCGGAGTAGACGATCCGGGACGGGGCGGGGATGCCAGCCGCAACCAACGACCCGAGCACCACGTCACGGTGCGTGCCCACCAGCGCAGCGAACGCGGCCGGGTCGGCCCCCGCGAGGCGGTACATGTACGTCTTGGCGTACTCGGTCACGGTCGCCCGCCCCGTGGTCACCAGCCAGTCGGCCATGTCCGCGTCGAGGCCGATGCAGTCGATCGCGGCCAGGTGCTCACGGTCCCGCTTCGGGGAGTCCAGGCGGAACAGTCCGGTGGTCGCCTTGAGCGTGCCGTCCTGCATGCGGCCGGGCATGTGCCGCAGCCCGCGCGGCGGTTCGGGCCACGGAGTGTGGCCGCCGGGCGGCCCATGGAGGATGATCGACCCGTAGCCGAGCGGGTCGTCGGACACGGTCGCCCCGCACCCGGAGGGGTGCTGGTGGGAGGTTGCGGTCGAGCCGAATTCGGGTAGGGTGGTTGTGTCCACGGTGTACCTCGTTGATGAAGGTGGACATTGACCCCCGTCGGTTGCCGCCGACGGGGGTTCTTCACTTGGCGAACTTGGGCTGCGTCATCGCGTACTGGCGGAACTCGGAGAGGCGGGACGGGTCACCCAGCACCCAGTCGATCAGCAGTTCCGCCGCCCGGCTGGCGGAGTGCGTGCCGGTCTGACGGCGCAGGTGCTCCATGGTCTCCTCGGAGGTGTGCATGGCGAGGCGGCTGGCGTAGTGGATTCGCTTGGGCATCAGGCGTCCTTGTCGTTGGGTGTTGATGGGTGTGCGGCATCAGTCGCACGCGGACATCCTACACCGTCCGCGTGCCCCCGACAACCCCCCGATCGTTGCGCCCGGCGCAATTCGGCGTTGCGCCGGGCGCAACGCCGAAGATGCCGACCACCACGGCATCGCAGACCAGAGCCCGTGTTCATCGGCATTCTCGACGAACACCCCCTCTTGACCCGTTGGAACGGAGCCCGTGTTCATCGGCATTCTCGACGAACACCCCCTCTTGATCCGACACCCGGAATCGTCATCGTAGACGACGGCCGTCCCCGAGGGTGCCGCGCCGACGGGCACCCTGGCCCGGTCTCCCCGCCAGGGCGGGTCCCCACCGGGGAGGTTGTACAACCTCTTGGCCGGGGGCCCCGCACGCGGGGGAAGGCCAACAGGGCGTGTGCCTGCCACCGCCCACGGGCGCGCCCACCCACCCATCGGGGTAGACCCGGCCCACGATGCCCACGTGGACCGACGAGATGACCACCGCCTACTGGGCCGAGGTCGCCAGAGAGCAGTACGGCGACCACCGTAAGTCGCTGGCCTCGCTCGACCCGATCGTCCTGCGTGAGGTCCTGCCCGACGATGACACCGGCAGGACCAGCGCGTGGGAGCAGGCCACGCCGACCCCGATCTACGACACCCCCGAGTGGTACGACCTGTGGGTCCGGGCCGTCGCCCACCTGCCCGCCCGCGACAGGGCCATCATCCGGGCCGCCTACGACCCTGCGTCGGTAGGCGTCACCGCCCACCCGGACCCCCGCAAGCGGAGCCGCGGCGCGTCGGGAGCCACGCCGGAGGCACCCGGTCGGTACGGGTGCGGGGCGCAGCTGGCCCGGCACTTCGGCCTGCACCAGCCGGGATGGGTCGAGGCCCTGAGCATGGCCGAACGGAGGCTCGCGTGCGTGGCCCCAGCCGTCCGCCAGGGCCACGATCGAACCCGGACCGTGGCGCAGGTCGCCCGGGAGGCGGCGGCCCGTCAGGCGGCGAATTCGGCCCCTCTACGGGGGCGTGCCGCGGGGGCCAACGGCGCGGCGACGCGGGACCCACGGGTCATCGAGGCGTACATCGACACCTGGTCTACCGCCGCGGCCGGACGTGCCGTCGGGGTAGCACAGAGCACCGCCCACTCGGTAGTCTGCCGGTACAAGAACTTGCCGCTGGTGGCGGCCATCCTGACCGCCCCGCGCACTAACCGAGGACACACATGAACACGACCCAGTGGTGCCCGAACGCATGGGCCTCGCAGTTCGCTCCCACCCCGAGCCCCGACTGGAACCAGCCTGAGTGGGCGCACCGGCTGCTCTACGAGATCCCGAAGCTCGCGGCCCACGCGGGCCTTCGCCCGCCTGACGGGATGGACATCGAGTGTTTTCTCGGGGACTTGCGTCTCACGCTAATCAAGCGATCCCGCAGCCCACGGAGCCAGTTCGACCCCAAGAAGGGTCGCACGAAGTGGCACTCGTGGGCCACGATGGTCATGCGTTCTCGCAGCCAGAACATCTGGCGCAACCACCAGGTCTACTCGCGCACCGTGCCCGCATCGTCCGTCGGCCCCCACGGGTTCGATCCCGTGGCCGAGTACTGTGGGGGACACGTCTGGAGGTAGCCCGTTACGGTGACCGTAACGAATCTGGACCCGCGGGATGGTAACTGCCCTCTCCGGTGTTACGATGGTGTCCAGAAGTGTTACGCGCGCCGTAACACCAGGGAGGATGCCCCCCATGCAGTGCCCGAAGTGCGGGACCTACGAGCACCGGGTCAACTCGGCATCGGCCGTGGACAGTGCCCAGGACGGGACGGTCCACCGGATCCGTCGGTGCAAGTGCGGCCACTCGTGGCGGACCCGCGAGATCCCGTCGACCGACCTGCACGCGCTGGAGCACGGCGCTACGCCCCGCACGCCCCCGCCGCCGCCCATCGCGTGGCCCACCCCTACGGGGACCCGGCCGCTGGCCCTGGCCCTCGGCGTCCCGCTGGTCGACATCGAGCACGAGATGGAGTCCCTGCTCCCATCGGCCATCACGGCCCTGCGCGAGTCCCTGACCGACAAGGAGCCGAGCAAGGCCCGGGTCGACGTCGCCAAGTACGTCGTCGAGGATCGTCGCCAGCACCGGCGGGCCCTGGCCGAGGCGGCGACCCGCACCGGCATCGAGCCCACGGACCCCGCCGTCGCACAACTGGCTGCCCTGCTTGCGGCCATGCCCACTGGGGCCGAGTCCTGATGGTCTACCTGCCGCAGTCCCTGCCCGCCCCCATGCGGGACGACCCGCGGTTGGCCCGCCTGCTGGCCGACGTAGAGTTGTTCGCCAAGCTGCACAAGGTCCAGGACAAGGACAGCAAGCAGCCGATCCCCTTCGACCCGCTGCCCATGCAGGCCAAGATCTTCGACGCGGTCAAGGAGGGGCACAAGCGGATCCTCGTCGTCAAGGCACGGCAGGTGGCGGCCACGACGGGGGCCAAGATGGTGGTGCATCACTTGGCCAACACGACCCCGCACGCGGCCATGCACGCCGTCATCTCGATGCGGGCGGACTCGGCCCAGTCCCTGCTCGACGACCACCGTCGGTGGGCCACCGACCTGCCCATCGCCCTCCGGCGGGAGACGCGATCGACCCGCACCGGGATCACGTGGACCGACACCGGGGCCAGCATCCGGGCGTACACCAGTCGGTCAGGCACTGGTCTCCGATCGTTCTCTCCGGCCGCCGCACTGATCTCTGAGGCGGCCTACGCCCCCGATCTGGAGGAGGTGCTGGCCCAGGTGGACGCCGCCGTCGGCCCCAACGGGCTGATCATCATGGAGAGCACAGCGGCCAACCCGGACGACTTCTTCTCGAAGCTGGTCCGTGACCCCGGCGGGTGGCACATGCTCACCCACTGGTGGTGGGAGCACCCCGCTTACCGTGCCACCCCCAACCCCGAATCGGCCCCCGCCGAGGGTGAGGCACAGGCCATCGCCCGCTACTCCCTCGACCCTGAGCAGGTGCAGTGGCGTCGGGACACCATCGCCCGACTCGGAAGCTACCGGAAGTTCCGCCGTGAGTACCCCGCCGATCTGGACGACGCGCTGATCGACGTGGACGGGGCCTACTTCGATGCAGCCGTACTGGAGGCGATCGACGTACTGGACTACACGATCACCCCGGACCGGCGGGAGATCGAGGCGCCCCATCCCCACGATCGGTACGTGATGGGCGTGGACGTAGGTGGCGGGGTGGGCGGCGACTACTCGGCGCTCGCCGTAGTCTGCGTGGGCACACACCAGCCCGTCTACACCGAGCGGTCCAACCGGATGACGCCCCAGCAGTGGGCCCACCGGGTCGTCCAGGTCGCCAGTCGGTACAACCAGGCCCTGGTGCTGACCGAGTCGAACAACCACGGCCACGCCCTGCTGCTCGAACTACAGAACTGCGGCTACCAGAACCAGTGGCGCGACCCCCGCACGTCCAAGCCCTGGGTCACCACGCTGCAGTCCAAGCTCGACGCCTACAACACCCTCCGCGACGCGCTACCGCTGGTACGACTCCTCGACCGGACGACACACCTCGAACTCCGTGCCCTGACGGTGCTCCCCGGCAAGGTGGCCCCCGAAGCCCCCACCGGTGGCTACGATGACTCCGCGATGGCCCTGGCACTGGCGTACCGGTGTCTGCGCGACGTGCCAGCCAACTGGCGCAACGCGCAGAACGCTGCTGCTGGTGTCCGAGTGCAAGAACTCCTCGCCGCCAACCGGGCCCGTCGGATCCGGGCATCCGGCAACCCCTTCGCCAACCCGTTCTCCCGGTGACCCCGATGCTGACCCCTCAGAACGTCAAGGACCTGCTCTCCCGGCACGATGCCTACTGGGAGAGCCTGCGCCCCCGGATGCGCGAGTGGAAGCGCATCTACATGACCGAGTTCTGGCGTGACCCGAACCTCCCCTACGGCACCAGTGCGAACGGCACCACGGCCGTCCCCCTGGTGACCGAGGTGGCTCGGACCTTCGCCCTGGTCGAGGGCTACATCGGGAGCATCTACGCCCGGAACCCGGCCGTGGTGATGACCCCCGATCTCCGGGGCGAGGGCAACCCGGAGGTGGCTCAGGCGGTGGCGAACGAGTGGCTGCTCCGGCAGCGGGCCCAGATCGAGGACGCCAGCCGGCTCGCGCTGATCTTCCCATGGGCCGCCGTGCGGCTCGCCACCGGCACCAGTCCCGACCCCCTGCGCCGGATCACCTGCACGGCTCTCCCGCCCTGGGAGGTGCTGGTGGATGACACGGCGGGGTCCTGGGACCAGCAGCGGTGGGTGGGCGTCATCAGCCTGATCACGGTCGAGGATGCCGTGACCCGGTTCGGCAAGCGTCGCGGCAGCTACCGGCCCCGGGCGTACAGCCGGTGGCTGGACTCGCCCACGGGCATCCCGCTCAACGGGGTGACCTCCTCGGCCATGGACATCGCGCAGTCGGGGGACGACCCCGGTGGCGGGTGGGTTCGCATCGTCGAGGTCTACGATCTGGATTCCGACCGTCTGGTGGTCTGGTCCCCCGATCACGACCGGGACGACCGGTTCCTCTTCAAGGGCGTCAAGGTGCAGACGGGCGCCTCCTCGGATGACCCGCAGGTCGAGGACGAGTCCCCCGAAGTCGAGGAGCGGGTCGAGACGACGTACACGGGGATCCCGTTCAGGGACGCCGCTGGCAACCCGGTCGTGCCCATCGTCCCGCTCTACTTCTCGCGCGACCCCGAGATCCCGCTCCGCGGCTACAGCCTCGTCGGTCGGGTGTACCCACTGGTCGCTGAACTCAATCTGATGAGGACTTACCGCCTGCGTGGCGTGCGTCGCATGGCCCGCCAGTGGCTCGTCCGCCCCGGGTTCCTCGACCAGGAGGCCGTGGCGAAGATCGGTGAGGGCGTGGACTCCGAGATGATCGAGTGCACGGTGCAGCCCGGCGCCGACCTGACCGGGAACATGATCCCGGTGCCCCAGGAGCCCATCCCCGCTGACATCGCCCTGCACGAGCAGCAGGTGGAGAGCGACATTCAGCAGAGTGGGGTCAATGCCCCCTTCGTCAGCGGTCAGGTGACCGGTGTCACCGCCACGGAGAACCGCCTCCTGCAGGAGTACACGGCGTCCAGTCTCGGGCGCATGGTGCGCGTCCGGGACCAGGCGATCGTGGACATGTCGCTGGCCTACTGCTCGATGCTGGCCGTGATCCTGGCCGATGAGGGTGAGGCCCTGAACCTCCCCGGCATCGGCCCCGTCATCCTCACTGAGCAGGACCTCCGGGGCCAGTTCCCAACCTTCGCGTTGGACCAGGGGAGCACCCCGATGGGCGACGCGGCCAAGCGTGAGGCCCTGGTGCAGCTCACCCCGATCCTCGGCCAGCTCGGTGCCCCCGCCGAGGCCATCCTCCGTGAACTGGTTCGCTCCTACAACCTGCCCGACACCTTCATCGCCGCGCCCCCCGCGCCCGACACCGCCCCGCCCCCCGCCATGCCCACTGAGGAGATCTGACCATGAAGATGCCCGAAGCCCTCGCCCGTGCCGCCGACACCGCTGACGCCCGCATGGAGTCCGCGATGCTGACCGAGATCCCCACGCCCCGCCGGCCCTACTCGGCCAAGGTGCTCAAGTCGCTCGTGGACGCCGCCGCCAAGGCGTCCATGCTGTTCGGTGCCCCCGTCGAGGTCGAGATCAAGGACCCGTCCCGCCTGCCCGGCGAACTGGTCCGGACCCTCGCCATGCTGGAGCAGGCCGCCACCGACTACGGCAACCCGTTCCCGGTGAGCATCCGGGAGGCGCAGACCGATGACGCGATGGTCGCCATCGCCGCCCACCTGCTGGCCCTCGCCAAGGACCAGGGCTTCAAGGACTTCCTGGAGTCCGAGCCCGATGGGGCCACGGAGATGGAGCCCGAGGAGATGATGGAGCCCCAGGAGGCCGAGGAGATGATGGAGCCTGACGAGATCACCGTCGAGCGCACTGAGCAGGAGGACGACGGTGAGATCGAGGACGAGGACCGCGAGATGTTCCGCCGCCGCATGAACCGCTGATCGCTGCCAACGAGACCACCCCCAAGAGGAGTCACAATGTCCATCGCCGCCGAAGCCCTGGCCCTCGCCCAGGCACAGACCGCCCCCGCCGAAGGATCGGCGGGCCCGCCCACCGCCGATTCCCCCTCCCCCGAAGGTGCGGAGGCCGAGGGTCAGTCGCCCCCCACCGAGGGGGGCGACGGTGACTCGCCCGCTACGGGCCAGAAGGACAAGAAGTTGTCCTGGGACCAGGAGGTCGCCAAGCTGCCCGCCGAACTGCAGACGCTCGCCAAGGGCCTGCAGGGGATGGTGACCCGTAAGACGCAGCAGCTGGCCGACGAGCGCAAGGCCCTGGCGGCCGAGCGCGATGCCTGGCGCAAGTCGATCGGGAAGCTGGCCACGCCCCCCGCGGGTGACGCGCTGCCGGAGGTGGATGCGTGGGACCCGGCCAGCATCCAGGCCCGCATTGAGGCCGAGGTCAGCCGCCGTCTCGCGGAGGCGCTCGGTCCCGTGGAGTCGGAGTACCGGGCCGCGCAGGCCGACATGGAGTTCGACCGGTTCACGTCGGCGCACCCCGACCTGCTCGACGACCCCGAGATCAAGTCGGGGGTCGCGGACCTGCTCAAGCGGAACGAGTCGATCGACCTGGAGACTGCCTACTGGGCGGTCAAGGGTCGGATGGGCCCGCGCCGCGGCACGCAGACCGCCCCCTCCGGCCCCCAGGCCGATCCCCGTCGGGCGGCGGCCCGCAAGGCCGCGGAGACCGTCGCCGCGCCCCGGCGCCCGCCCACCAGCGCCCCGCCGAAGATGTCGCCGGCCGACCTGAAGAAGGCCACGCCGGAACAGATCCTCGCCATGGCGAAGGCCATGGCCGAGCGTCGGTGATCGTGTAACCTACACTCGGAGGCTACACGATGGCATGCGGCATCTACGAGATCTGGTGTGGTCCGTACTTCTACCAGGGATCATCTACTGACATCGAACGTCGATTGGAATGGCACCACAGGAATCTGGTCCGCGGGGGGCACTGGAATCGCAAGTTCCTGTCCGCCTTCCGTTCGTACGGGTGGACTGATGCAGGGGTTCTCGTGGAGTGCGAGGAGCACGCGCTGTCGGCGTGGGAACAGGCTTACATCGACACCAACTGGGGCGACGAGAAGTTCCTGAACCTGAACCGCCACGTGGCCCAGCATTACAAGCGCAGACCAGCCATGATGCACAGATTGGTGTTGTCACTGTACGGGTTCGTGTGGTAGAATGATGCCGACAGCAGGCCACCTCCACCTTCATGGGTGGAGGCACGGCTGAGACGATGAGAGCACCCCGGGTTGGGGCACGCCACAAGAGAGAACAAGGAACTTCCTACGCCCAACCCCCGGAGGCCGCAATGGCTCCCCCGAACAGTGTCCTCTCCACCGTCCTCCCGATCCTTCGGGACAAGCTGATCGACAACAGCTTCACCAGCACCCCCCTGTTCCGCGCCCTCGACGCGGCGGGCAGCGTGAAGCGCGTGACCGGCGGCCAGCGCATCGAGCAGCCCGTGATCCTCGGCCAGCACAGCCAGATCACCAACCTGAGCGGCAGCGGCTTCAACCCCGTGTCCCTGGCCGTGACCGACCCCTTCCGCAAGGCCAACTTCGAGTGGGCGAACTTCGTCCAGCCCATCGTGGTCTCCGAGGTTGAGACGCTCCGCTCCAAGGGGGACCTGGCCGTAGTGTCCATCCTGGAGGAGAAGATGAAGAACGTGATGATCTCGCTGCGTACGGCGATGTCGGACCGGATCTTCAGCGGCCAGACCGCGATCCTCCCCGACCTGCAGACCCTGAACGGCATGGGCACTGCCACTCTCCCGGTCGACACCACCGGCTGGATGCAGGCTGCGGCCTTCGGCGCGCAGACCACGAACACCGTCGGCGGCCTGAGCAAGACCACCTTCGCTGCGGACAACTGGCAGAATCAGGTGTTCGACAGCGGCGGCACCTTCGACCTCAGCCACCTCGACACCCTGATGATCCGGGCGAGCCTGTACCACCCGAACGGCAAGCGGCCCGACATCATCTTCATGTCGCCCAACTGCTTCTCGGCCTTCCAGGCCCTCCTGACCGACGCGTACCGGTACCAGGACGTGTCCGGCCGCGACGGCCTGGTCGACAGCGAGATGGTGGCCATGTGGCGCGGCGCGAAGGTCTACGTCGACAACCGCCTTGGCTTCGCCAACGCCGCGGGTGACGACGTGTCCGCCTACGCGATCTCGTCCGACATGAACCAGTTCTACTTCGACCAGGGCGGCGAGTTCGACGTCAGCGAGCTGACCCCGATCCCCGGCACCGCGACCCTGACCAGCCGCGTCCTGGTGTCCTGCCAGCTCGTGACCGGCCACCTCGCGTCCAGCTGCGTCCTTCTCAACGCGGAGGCCTGATCAACATGGCTACCTCTACCCTCGTCCAGTTCCTTGAGGCCGGTGAGCCGTCCTCCACCAGCAACCGCCGGCAGGTTGAGACGCTCATCGCCGGGGGCACCATCGCGGCTGGCGATGCTGTGGCTCTCGACACGTCGAAGACCGGCGCCGACCGGGCCCTGTACGTCGTCGAGGCGCCCGCCAACTCCGGCGCCCTCGTCGTCGGCATCGCGCTCAACGGCGCCTCCGCCAATGAGCCCGTCGCCGTCGTCGTCACCGGCTACGCCGCCGGGGCCAACGTCGAGTCCGGTGTCCTGGCGGGCCAGGCGCTCTACGTCGGCGCCACCGCCGGTCGCCTCGCGGCGATCTCCGGTGCCGCCACGGCGTCCGCCGCGGTGTTCCTCTCGGGGAACATCACCGGCACCGGCGCCGCGCAGAACACCGCCCACGGCCTCGGCGTCGTCCCCGACCTCGTGTTCGCCATCCCGCAGGACCTGAACGTCGCCACCATCGGCGCGTACACCGTCACCCCCGGCGTGCACACCAGCACCAACGCCATCTTCACGGTCACGACCAACAAGGTCTACCAGGTCGTGGCGATCCGGCTGGCGGCGGCGTCCAAGGCGGTCGGCGCGGTCGCGGGCCCCGTGGCCGTGGCCCTGGGCAACGAGGCCGCCAACGCGGCCGACGTGTTCATGCTGAAGCGCGGGTTCTGACCCCACGCCCCCCGACGGTGAGTGTCACAACCACTCACCGTCGGGGGCTGCTCTGCACTTGCACCTGCACCTGACCCCAGTAGGCGGAGAACCCCGTGAACCTTGCCGACCTGCGGGCATTCGTGGGCAACCTTCTCGACTGGGACCCCACCAACCAGACCTACACCGACCAGCTGACCCGCCTGCTCAACGATGCACAGGTGCGGGTGCTGACCGACCGCCCGTGGGAGTTCTCGCAGCGTGAGGGCATCTCCCGGGTCTACACCGACCGGACGATCTCGGTCGGTGTCACCAGTGGGTCCGCATCCGTCACGACCGGGTCCACCTTCCCTCTGAGCACGAACCCGGTCCTGCCCGGGTCCATCCTCGATGGGTCCGAGTGCATCATCACCGATTCCAACGGCGACGAGTACACCAACGATGTCGCGTGGGTCAGCGCCACGAACGCACTGACCTTCACCTCCGACTTCCGCGGTGCCACTGGCACCTACGATGCCACCTTCCGCATGCGTCCGGTGTGGCTCCCGACCACCACGCTAACCCTGATGAACGTCCAGGACATCACCGACGGGTTGCCCCGCAACCAGGTCGCCCTGGGGCAGTTCACCGAGGACCAGTGGCAGTACGACCGGACGATGCTCGGCACCCCGACCGCGTTCATCCCGCACGGCCCCGTCCGCGTTCCGGCCCCCCGGGTGACCAACGGGGTCGCCACCGTGGCCGGGGTGGCCCAGGGCGTGCGGACGATCAACGTCTACATGGTCAACGTCTCGGCCCCTGAGTACCCCACCCCGTCCGTCTACCGGGACGGTGTGTCCGGTGGGCGGGAATCTGCCCTCTCCCAGGTCGCCACCTACAACCTGACGGCCCTGCAGACCCTCACGTTCACGCCCGAGACGCTTCCGAACATCAGCGGCCTGTACCGGCGCTACTACTTCACCTGCCCTGAGGCCGGGATCTACGCCCCCGTCCGCATCGCCGGGGCCGTGGGGTCAGGCACCGCGAACCGCGACACCATCAGCCCCGCCGGCGGCGTGACCCTGACCCCCGACCTGAGCCTCAGCTACCTGCAGTCGCAGACCTTCCAGACCCGGGCGATCCGGTACGTCCCGAGCAACGGGGTGTACCGTTCCTTCACCCTGTACCCCCACCCGTCGGCGGACTCGGACTTCCGGCTCCGCATCCTGCACTCGCCCGAGCAGATGGTTGAGGACACCGACACCCCGCTCGTGCCGGAGTCGTACTCACAGGTCATCGCGTACGCGGCCCTGGAGCAGGTCGCCCTCAAGGTGGACAACGCCGCCCTGGCCCAGGTCTACGCCCGCAAGCGGGACATCCTGATGCGCGGGATGGAGCAGCGATTCTTGGGTTCCCCTCCCCGACGCATCGTCAGGGGTGGGATGGCGGGCGCGTACCCTCCCGCCTGGTACGGCCCCGTCCGGTTCACGCCATGAAGACGACGCAGACCAGGCCCACCCCCAACGGTGCGGGTGGCATCGACACCCGGGAGCCCCAGGATCCGTCGGGCGCCACCGTCGCGGAGAACCTGACGGTGGACCAGCGGACGGGCGGGTTCAGCACGCGGCTGGGCTACGAGAAGTACCGCCCTGATCCGACCGACGGCTTCGTGCCGTTCCAGTCCACGACCTTCGTGTACTCGATCCACGCGGCACAGGACCTCGCCCGCGGGGCCAGGGAGTCGATCCTGTTCGAGGAGGGCGGGAACCTCCACTTGTTCTACCAGTCGGGGCAGCAGCGCCTCATTCGGACCCTGGCCGACGGCCGGCACGTCCCCGCACCCACCGAGGCGTCGTCCTGGTACACCAGCACCCCGCACGGGACGCTGATCACGAACGGACACGACTGGCCGGTGCTCGTGTACCCGTGGCCCCTGGGCGACGCCGCCGAGTCCAGCGGGGCCATCGCGTCCTGCATCCGGGACTTCGGGTTCCGATCGCAGCCCCAGGCGCCCCAGCCGTACGTCGTCGCCCCGCTCGCGTCCCCCACCACGTCGGGCACCACGGTCGGGACGCACCTGTGGTACCCCAAGGCCCCCGACGCCGTGGACCCGGTCGTGACCCCGGGCGGTCGGTGGGGCATGGGCTTCTCACTCGGCTCCGGTACCAACATCGGGGCGACGATCAACATCGCGGTGTCGATGGTCACCGACACCGGGTCCGAGGGCCCGATCAGCGACATCGGGTCCGTGTCCTGGGAACTGCCGTCCGGTGCCGCCGGCTTCTGGTACGCCTTCGCGTCCAGCATCCCGACCGGCCCGGCCGGGACGGCGGCACGGAAGATCTACCGGACGAAGAACCTGCACGAGGACTCCCCGGACGCCGGCGACGACCAGCTCTACTTCACGACGCTGATCCGCAACAACAGTGACTTGATCCACGTCGAGTCCGTGCGCCCCGTCAACCTGATCAGCCCAGCCCCCGCCATCCCGACGGGCGTGATGCCCGCTCCCAGGGCACGGTTCAGCGCCTACTGGGAGGGCCGGGTGTGGCTGGACGGCGGCCCGAACGACCCGACCTCGCTCTACTACAGCGAGGAGAACCTGATCGAGCAGTTCCCCGTCATCAACGCCTTCAGCCTGACGGGCGAGGGCGGCGGGGTGACCGGGATGTTCGCCCACGCGGGGGCCCTCTTCATCTTCCGCGAGGGCAGCATCGACGCGGCCGTCCGGCGTGAGGACGGCGGGTTCAGCGTCGTCACCGTCGTCCCCGGCATCGGCACCCTCGCGCCGCACTCCATCGCCGCCGTGCCCAACCTCGGGCTGGTCTTCCTGTCCAGGGACGGGGTGTACGCCCTGACCGGCACGGTGACGTCCGGCGGGTCCACCGTCGAAGCCGTCCTGCTCTCCGGCACGATCCGTGAGGACCTGCAGGTCCGGTTGACCGCCGGGTGCGAGGCGCGGGCGTGGGCCGTCTACTGGCCCCAGCAGCGTGAGTACCTCCTGTGGGCCCCGGTCGACGGCTACGATCGGCCGAACATGGGCTACGTGCTGCACGTGGACAAGACGACGCAGCTTGAGCGGCCGACCTGGTCGACCCGGCCCCCGAAGCCCGACACCGGCCTCGCTGACTGGCCGGTCGGGTCCATCTGCGTGGACGCCTCCGGGACCCCGGTGTTCGGCCACAACCGGGGCTTCGAGGCATCGGTGGACAACGCCCCGGTCGAGGCAGGGCTGTTCGTCCTGAGCGGCCGCCGGGCCCTGGGCGGTGAGATCGTCGAGGACATGTTCGTCTACGGGGATGCACCGGTCAGCCGCTACCGGACGGCGTGGTGGGACGGCGGCGAGGCCGCAACGCTGAAGGCCGTCCAGTACGTGGTCGTCAACCTGATGACCACTGGCGACCCCACCCTGACCGTCCGGCACTACCGGGACGGGGGGCTGACACCCGTGGAGGAGCGCACCTACAAGTGTCAGCCCCCGACCGCGGCGGACACACCGGTCCTCGGCACGGTCGCCACGGACTCGGGGGCCGTGTGGACCAGGGAGCGGCTGGTGCCGATCCGCGTCGGCGTGGCACCCGGCAAGGCGTTCTCGTTCTGCTGGGAGTTCGAGACGGACGAGGATGTCATCTTCGTCGGGTGGGAACTCGGCTTCGCGTCCGACGGGACGCAGGTCATCGCAGGGAAGGTAAGCCAGTGAAGACCTGGACCCGTCAGCAGGCCCGGGACGGCAACACCGCCAGCCCGGAGACCCTGAACCTCGACCTCGGTGACGCCGGGGGCAGC